CCCATCAGTCCCTAGAAGGATTCTTTGATAGATACGGAGACGCTGTATCCAACGACCCACCTAAGCCTGTTGATGGTATAGACGGAGAGCCCATAAATATAGGGGCTAAGACTTACCTTAAGAACGAAAGGGACTCTTTGAAGAATGATGCCTCTGAGCTCAATGAGGTTACGAGGCAGTTTCCCTTTACTACAGACGAGGCCTTTCGAGACAGTATTGATGGGAGCCTTTTTAACGTCGGTAAGATATACGAGCAGATACAGTACAATGACGATCTATTCCCGAACCCCGTAGTCACGGGTAACTTTGTGTGGAAGGGCGGAGTGCAGGACTCAGAGGTTGTGTTTTCTCCAGATCCCACGGGAAGGTTTAGGATTGCATGGATGCCACCTCCTGAGCTGAGAAACGTGAAGAAAGAAGAACGTGGGGTGAGGGTGCCGCCACACCAGGCACTAGGCGTTGGAGGTGTTGACTCTTATGACCTTGACGCTACGGTAGACGGAAGGGGATCTAAGGGTGCGCTGCACCTGTACAATAAGTTTCACATGGAGCACCCCTCCAATATGTTTGTTCTTGAGTACGCATCTAGACCACCACTAGCTAAGATATTCTACGAGGATGTTCTTATGGCTGCTGTATTCTATGGGTACCCCCTTTTGATAGAGAACAACAAGTATGGTATAGCTAGGTATTTCGAAACGAGAGGGTATGACGGATACCTTATGGACAGGCCTTCACACCTAAGCAGCGGATCATCATCAGTAAAGGTCAAGACAAAGGGTATCCCTTCAAACTCACAAGACGTGATACAGTCTCACGCTCAAGCCATCGAAGCCTACGTTCACGACCACGTCGGTATAAACAGAGATACAGGCGAGTTTGGATCTATGTATCTTAACCGAACGTTAGAGGATTGGATTGGATTTAAGATTACGGACAGGACAAAGTTTGACCTTACAATATCCTCTGGCTTGGCTCTTTTGGCAGCACAAAAGTCAAAACCCAAAGAGGTATCTAACTTCTCTGAGGCTAAGTTCTTTAGAAGGTATAAGACTATCGGCTGATTTGTTATATTTGCATCAATAATTACTGTAGATGTACAATACCTCAAAGACTAATCAGTCATTTCCTGATCCCCTAGCGCCAGCGGAAAAGAAGGCAGATAAGAGGTACGGATTGATGTACGCCAAGGCCATAGAGTCGCAGTGGCGTGGTGCAGGAGACAAGAACGGTCTCCAAAAGAAGAGAAGAAAGATATTCGAGAGGAACAGAAAGTATGCCATAGGCATACAAGACACCTCTATATATAAGAGGCTCCTGAATAGCCTAGACCCCAACTCGGGTGACGGCAGCTTGATGAACATGGACTACACGCCAGTACCTGTACTGCCTAAGTTTGTGAGAGTCGTAGTAAACAAAATTCTCTCCAAGAATCCCTACCCCAATCTTGAAGCTATAGATCCCTTCTCTTCTTCTGAAAAGAACAACGAGAAGCGTAGAATAAAAAATCAGGTGGAGCTCAGGGAGGAGCTAAAGAAGCTCAAAGAAAATACAGGTGGCCTTGTTCTTGGAGATGATCCTGATAAGTTGCCCGAAACTATGGAGGAGGCAGAAATCTACCTCGATAGCAACATTAAGACCGATGCGGAGATATCTGCACAGATTGCCACTAACCTTACGCTGTCTTGGAACAACTTCAATGATGGAACGTTTAGACGCTGCGTCAATGACCTCGTAGCCTTGGGTATGTCTGTGGTAAAAAGGTCCAACGACCCCAACTACGGCATCAAGGTAGAGTATGTAGATCCCGCTAGGTTTGTTCACAGCTATACAGAGGACCCCTCGTTTGACGACATATTGTACGCTGGTCACGTAAAGACCGTAAGTATTGCCGAGTTAAAGAGGCTGGCAGGTGGTGAGCTAGAGGAAGAGGACTTTGAAAAGATCTCTAGAAAGGCCAAGGGTAAGTCTAGCTACACTAGGACCACACAGTACGACGACTTCACAGATAGAACGGCTTACGAGTATGACGAGTACTCACTAGATATCATGGAGTTTGAGTTTAAGTCTGTCGATAAGATGCACTTTGAGGAAAAGGAAAACAGACATGGAAATGTAAACTTCTTCTACGAAGGCTTTGACTACATAGAGAAGCAGAACAGTGTATTCTCAAGAACGCCTCACTGCATGCCCATCGAGTGCGTGTACAAGGGCGTATACATATTAGGTACGGATCACGTCATAGGTTACGGCAAAAGAACCAATGTCCCTAAGAATGTACACGACCTGAGCAAGGCCTCTTTGTCTTACTCCGTTGTCGCTACAAACATCAATCGCTTGATGCCTAAGTCTATGGTAGACAGCTGTGTAGGCTTTGCCGACATGCTTCAGCTGACTCACCTTAAGATACAGCAAGCTATAGCCAAGGCCAAGCCCGATGGCTTGATCATTGATATTGAAGGGTTGGAGAACGTACAGCTCGGTAAGGGTGGGGAGTTGCAACCGCTGGAGTTGCACGATATCTACGAGCAGACTGGCGTCTTCTACTACAGAAGCAAGAACCCAGAGGGAGGCTTCCAAAACCCTCCAGTTCGTGAGATAGGCAACAGCATAAGAAACATCAACGAGCTCATAGGTCTATACAACCACTACCTGAGAATGATCAGGGATACTACGGGTATCAACGAGGCCATGGACTCTAGCTCTCCCAAAGGAGATGCCCTGGTAGGTGTGCGTGAACAGGCTATTGCTGCAGGCAACAACGCCATCTACGACATCACCAATGCTTCTATGATACTCTACAAGAAGGTTTGTAGTGACGTTGTAAAGTGTTTGCAGATCCTCCCTGAGGAATCTGTCATATTCAAGTCTTATGAGAACGCCATAGGCAAGGAGAACATGGAGGCTCTGTCTTCATTCAAAGACTTGCCTATGTTTAACTTCGGGGTGCAGGTGGTGAAAGAGATGGAGTCTGCAGATAAGCAGTACCTGGAGCAGAGTATACAGGTGGCCTTGGGCCAGAAGGAGATAGACCTTGAGGACGCCCTGTTGGTGCGCAACATAAAGGATGTCAATCAGGCGGAGAGACTCTTGATGGTCAAGAGAAAGAATCGTCAGAAGGAGCAGCAGAAGATAGCTCAGCAGAACTCTCAGCAGCAGGCGCAGGTAGCTCAGCAGGCCGCACAAACCGCAGCACAGGCTAAGCAGCAAGAGATACAGATGGAAGCTCAAGTTGAGATGCAGAAGATACAGGCCAAGACTCAGGCGGAGATGGAGCTTGAAAAGCTCAAGCATCAGCACAGAAGAGAGATCGAGATGATTAGAGCTCAAGCCACCCTCGGATTTAGAACCGAAGACCAAGAGTTTAAAGAGAAGCTAGAGGTTATGAAAGACGAAGGCAAGGAAGCTCGCGTAAATCAGCAGGCAGCTTTGACTAGTAAACTCATGGCCCAGAAAGAGGGGACGGGATCCCCTATGCAGCCTAACGTAGAACCAGACATAACAGATCAATAATGGCAACAGTAAGCACCGACATTGCTCAGACTCTCGATATAACTCATCGCAGAGGAGACACCCTTCTGCTAAATATTAACTTTAAGGATTCCTCTGGATCGGCTTTAAATATAGATGGGTATACTTTTAAGATGGAGATACGTAGGGAAAACACTGACGACGTAGTTAGTGGGGCCCTTATAAGCACCAGTCCTACAATATCTTCGGCTGCCACTAATGGCATCATTTTGATAAATGTCCCGTATACAGACATGATCGGCCTTGTGGGGGGAGAATATGTATATGACATACAGGCTTCAAACAGCTCTGGTATTCAAACATGGGTGACAGGTGAGTTTCTTGTAGAAGAGGACGTCACTGTAGGCGCATAAGTCATGGGTAAGCACTACAGTGTATCTGTAGACCCCTCCGTTAAGTCCTCTGACATATCGGTTGACGTATCTACGAAGTCGTCTGACATCACCATTGACCCTTCTGTGAAGTCCGTAGACATAACAGCCGACTCTGCTGTAAAGTCATCGGACATAAGTGTTGACGTTTCTGTGGCGTCTAGCAACGTCACTATTGATTCATCTATTCAGTCGTCAGACATATCTGTTGATTCAGCAGTCAAGTCCGTAGACATAACCGTTGATTCAGCAATTAAGTCAGCCGATATATCCATAGATTATCAGCTTAGTCTACTGCCTCTGGTCTTAGATCTTAACGCTGCGAATTACGTTTCTGGACAAGCATGGGTAGACGATGTCTTCGGGCTCGTCTTTGATGCGTTTAATTCTCCACAAAAAACAGTAGATGGATATATAAGACTTGGTCTAGCTGATGGCTTCCCAGGCGCTGGTGGTGCTCACTTTCGCAGACAGGTAGTCACAGTAGCGGCGGGAGACGAAGGGGATATAGAGAAGTATACAAAAGACGCCTTCATACCTTACGACAGCAGCTTTACTGTAGAATTTGCTTTTAAGTATTCTGCGGGTATTGATCACTTAGTACCTATTGGCGCCGCAGCCAACAAAGACAACTTTAAGTTCTTCGGATACTCAGGCTATTTTACTGAGGCCAGTGGAGGTGGATTTAATTTTGGAACATCAGCGCCTAGAATAGTGGGGTCTTATCCCGATGGCACCTCAATAGCAGACAAGTTGCGCATTCCGCACGGGTTGTCCTTTGAGGTTTATGCGGGTTCTCAGAGTGGCAATAGCTTTGGAGGCTCTAAACCCCCACATTCTAACTTGGTGGCGGGTAGTTTTAACTCAGGCCAATCTGATGAAGATTTTGATCTTGGTATACCTGACAGCGGCATACAGTTTGCTTACGATGAGATTAAGTGCCAGTTTGTTATGGATGTAGAAAACGGAGTCAGTAAGCTTTTTGTAAACGGAACACTAGAGTCTAGCACCTCCAATGCCAAGGGTGTCGGTTTGTCTGGTTCAAATCAGATATTTAAAATAGGTCAAAATATGCAGGGTGGGTGGTCTACGCCTCAGGGTATAGACGTAAGACGGCTTCGTGTGTACTCTAACGCCCTTAGCAACACACAGATTGGTGAAAATTTGCTAAGCCTCTAATTCATATATTTGCGTTATGCCACGAGTGAAGAAACGCAAAGCTAAGATGCCCAAGATGAAGATGGGCGTTCACAAGAGCCGCTCTGGTGGGCTTACAGCAAAGGGAGTGGCCGCATACAGAAGAGCCAACCCAGGCAGTAAGCTTAAGACAGCTGTAACGGAAAGCAAGCCTAAGGGGAAAAGAGCTGGGAGAAGAAAGTCTTTTTGTTCTCGTATGTGCGGTATGAAGAAAAGACTTACTAGTGCCAAGACTGCGAGAGATCCAAAATCACGCATCAACAAGGCGCTGCGCAAATGGAAATGCCGTTGCTGATGAAAACTGTAAAGGGAAAATCTAAGGGTAACTTCACCGTTACGAATAAGTCAAATGACATCGACCCGCCATCAGGATTTCACTGGATGGAGGAGGGTGGTAGATATTATCTTATGGAAGGCAGTTACAAACCGCATCCAGGGGCTGTAGCCAAGGCTAAGTTTAAGATGGCAACACACAAAAAATGAAAGTGTACAAGAAAGGCGGTAAAGCCAAAAAGTCCTCAAAGAAGGACGCCTGCTACCATAAGGTGAGATCTAGATACACTGTGTGGCCCTCGGCATACGCATCAGGCGCTCTTGTGCGCTGTAGAAAGGTCGGAGCGGCCAACTGGGGCAACAAGTCCAAGAAGAAGTAATGGCTAAGGAGGGTCTCAAGAAGTGGTTTGGCAGGAACCAGGGCAGAGGCTGGGCTGACTGCAAAGCATCGAAGCGTGCTGGTAAGTTCGTGCCGTGTGGTAGAAAGAAGGCCAGTAAAAGCAGAGGAACGGGATACCCCGCGTGTAGGCCTACTGTAGCTCAGTGCAACAGCGCCGCATCTAAAAAGAAAAGCACCAAGAGGATATCATGGAAGAAGGGGACGACGGGCATGCGTTTGATCAAAAAATAACGGAAGCGAATAATAAGTATATTTGCACCTAAACAGGACTACAAATGGCATCTACAGCATCTATCTCGTTGGTCAGTGACCTCACCAATGACGCAACAGGCATCTCTACCTCGACGACACTAGTCAAGGCAGGAAGCACAAGCACGGACCTTGACCAATTTACTGGTGTAAAGACAATCGTTTTTGCTGCAGCTCAAACGGATACGGTTCTTGTTGCGGCGGCAGACTATGCCGACACAACGGTTGCTCATAAGGTTTACATTAGAAACGCAAACACCTCTGGTACAGCATTTGTTACGATAGATATAGATTCCAGTGCCAATGAGCCGTTGGGGCCTTTGTACCCAGGGGACTGGGCTTTCTTTCCTTATGACGGCACACTTGACATAGACATAGATACTAGCGCAGTGAATGTCACCGTGGAAGTTGCTGTTCTGTCTCAATCAGTAGCAACAACGTAAAACAATAAAATGCCAACTACAGCATCACTCACCCTAAGCACCGCCGACTTTACTGGAGGCGGCAGTTTCTCTGTATCGACAACACTGTTGAAGGCAGGTTCTAGTACAGACTTGGATCAGTTTACAGGTATAGCTAAAGTCAAGAAGGCTAGTGCTACAAACAACATAGCGGTATTTACTGCTTCTGAGTTCTCGAATACAGGGGCTAAGCTCTACTTTAAAAACACCTCCACCGACGGATATATTTTGATGGAAGTAGGAAGTGATGTTATTATTGGTAGGTTGTACCCAGGGGATTGGATGTTTATCCCTGTAGGAGGGACAGAAGACATAAAAGCCTCGACTTCTGCGGCGGGGATGGAGTACGAGTTCGGTATCTTTCACGAAGGATAATACATAAGCAATGCCTACAACAGAAGCAACCATATCCCTATCTAGCTCAGATCTTACTACTTCTACGCTGTCTATTACGGCAAACACGAAGCTTAAGAAGGCTGGGGAGAGATCGCTGGGTCTAACGGACACGTCGGGCCTCGCTAGAAAAACCACAACGGCCTCTAGCATCTTTACCTTGCTCTATGCCGATGACTACACAGCAAATGGGGCTCATAAGGTTTACCTGAAAAACATGTCTACCATAGCTTCAGAGTACTTTACTCTCACCGTTGATGACGAAGAAATTGGAAGGCTGTACGCGGGTGATTTTGCTTTCTTTCCTTGGTCCGCAAAAGACGGAACCAAAGAGGTAGCTACATTGACTTTTGGCGGTACGTGGACTGCATCAGACACCCTTACTTTTGATGGTGTTACTGTAACATGTGGTAGCGGCACTTCAGCAAGTGCAACAAACATGAGGGCTGCTATTTATCCCAACTGGATAGCTTCTGGATCTGGAAACGATTGTATTTTTACCGCTAAGAGATCTAGAGCTGATCAAGAAATTGACACTACTGAGTTTACAATAGCGGACGCTAGTGGAGGTGATGCTAGTATAAGT